AGCGTCTGCCAGCCAAGATGGATTAGATCATACCAAAACGGGCATCCTGGACGTGACTGAGAGTCACCGGATTGCTGAGAGTGACGGTCGCTCTGAGTTGCTAGGTACCTGCTAGCATGGCGATCGGGAGAGACGAAGGGGAGTCGCCATGGCCGTACCCGGCGCGAAGCCAAAAGAGGACCGCTCACAGGTTGTGCACCACGAGCGGGTGCATCAGTTCGACGAGATACCGGACATCCCGTTCGAAGGCGGTCCCGATCTGCCGCCGCGCTCGGCGAACAGCGACCCGGCGAGCTGGGCGAATGCCGGCGTGATCCCCGGCGATGACTGGCCGCTCGCTACCCGGCACTGGTGGGGCGTCATCCGCGCCATGCCGCACTGCATTCGCTGGTCCGCCAGCGACTGGGAGTTCGCCACGGCCACGGCGGAGTGTCACGCGCGCTTCGCCGAGGGGTGGAAGGGCTATACCGGCGGGGAGCTCCGCCAGCGGGAGAAGCTCATGGGCGTGTTCCTCGATGCCCGTCGAGACCTCCGGATCCGCTACGTGCCCGTCGCCGAGACCCCCGATCTGCCGGCCGACGTCACTCGACTCTCCGACTACAGGAGCCTCTGATGACCGTGAAGATCACCGACACGATGCTCTATGCGGTCTGTTCCGGCGGCGTTCCACATACGCCAGTCAACGTGCATCGTGTACGCCGCATCCTGACCGAGGCCGGCGTTGGGGACGTCGAGTTGCACCGGGTGGAGATCGAAGAGATTACCGATCTTCGCAAGAGGGCTGCCGGGTTTCTGGAGCGTGCCCGCGAGATCGAGGATCGCGGCCCGATGCCCGTCGAGGAGGAGGCCGAGGCGCTTTCCGATGGCACCTGAGCATGACGCCGTTGACCACCCGCAGCACTACACGGCTTACCCCAGCGGTGTGGAGTGCATCACGATCACCGAGCACATGGGCTTCAACCTGGGTAACGCCGTCAAGTACATCTGGCGAGCCGATCTGAAGGCCGACGCTCTGGAAGATCTGCGCAAGGCCGCGTGGTACCTCGCGCGAGAGATTCAGCGGCGCTCGCCGTGACAGCCGGCATCTTGGCGCGCCCGGACGAGATGCTCGCCGGCTACCGCCCGGATCCCTGGTACGGCACCACGGCATGGGTGAGCCTGCCCTGGCCGGACGATCCGGAGGAGAAAGAGCGCCTGATTACGAACTCCCTCGGCCCGGCGGTCATCGATTGGGCGGAGGGCCGAGGCGACGGCCCCGGGCTGACCGACTACCAGACCGGGAAGCAATGGGCCTACACGGCGGGACAGAAACGCTTCCTGATCCTTTGGTATGCGTACGACCCTGAGACAGGCGAGTTCATCTTTCGCCGCGGGGCCAAGCGCGGGGCCAAGGGCACCGGCAAGGATCCGATGGGTGCGAGTGTCTGCGACGCCGAGCTCGTCGGTCCTACTCAGCTCTTCTGGGATCCCTTCAAGCAGCGCTGGTTCGGCGCCCCGCACGGGATGCCGCTCGTGCAGATCGCCAGCAACTCCGAGGCGCAGAGCAAGGATGTCCTCCGTATCGCCAACGGCCTGTTCTCCCGTGATGCGCGCGCGTACTACGACCTCGACTGCGGCGAGACCCGGACTGTCATCAGGGGCACCGGCGGCCGGCTGGAAGTGCTGACCGCGAGCGAGGCGACCGCGGAGGGCGACCCGGCGACGTTCATTTTCCTGAACGAGACGCACCACATGACCCAATCCAGCGGCGGTCATCGCGTGGCGAAGGTGGCGCGGCGCAATGTCGGCAAGAGCCCCTCGGCGCTGCAGGCGCGCACGCTCGACGGCACCAACGCGCATGCGCAGGGCATGGACTCGATAGCTGAACGAACGTTCAGCGCGTGGCAGACCCAGGTAGCGCGTCCTGACTTGGTCGTGGACATCCTCTACGACTCGATCGAGGCTCCACCGACAACGGATATCTTTGATCCCGAGAGCCTCCGCGAGGGGCTGCGGGCGGCCTACGCCGATGCCCCCTGGGCGGATCTCCGGCGGCTCTACAAAGAGGTTCTCGACCCTGAGACCACGCCGGCCGACTCGATCCGCTACTACCTGAACGGCCTGGCGGCGGCAGAGGACGCCTGGATCGACCCGATGAAGTTCGACGCGCTCGCCCGCAAGTTCGACATCGAGCCGAAGTCGCAGATCACGATGTTCCTGGACTGCTCCAAGAGCGGCGACGCCACGGCGCTCGTGGCCTGTCGACTCAGCGACGGTCACGTGTTCATACTGGGCTGCTGGGAGCGCCCGCGAGGCGCTCGTGGCGAGGGATGGCTGGCGCCTCGCGAGGATGTCGATGGTGTCGTGCGTAACGCTTTCGAGGTCTACCGCGTCGAGTGGTTCGGAGTGGACCCATCGCCGGCGAAGGATGACGAGACCGAGGCGCTTTACTGGATGCCCCTGATCGACGGGTGGCATCGGGATTTCCACAAAAAGCTCAAGGTTTGGGCAACATCCGGCACAAAGATCGGCAACTCGGTGCTTTTCGACATGCGGATCAAGACCCTCGGCGGTCAGCAGAGGAACGCTCAGTTCACTGCCGCCGCCATGCAGACCGTTCAGGACATCGAGGAGTCCGGCACGCTCACCTGGGACGGTGATGGACGCCTGAAGATCCATGCGCACCAGGCCAAGCGGCGCCCGAACCCGTGGGGCGTGAGTCTCGGCAAGGTGACCAGGGACAGCGACAAGCACATCGACTCGGCCGTGTGCATGGTCGGCGCGCGGATGGGCCGTAGGATCGTGCTCAACAGCGGCAAAGTGCGCACGCGCGAGCGCGCCGCGGGCGGAAGGGCGGTCTTTTAGTGCTCAGCGAAGAAGATGCCGTCGAGATCGCCTCGACGATGCGAGGCCAGCTCGATACGGAGCGGCAAGACCTCGACGTGCTACGCCGCTATGCTACGGGCCGGCAGGCTCTCCCCCTTGTCGTTCCGCATGACGCTCCGGCCGAAGTCCGTGAGCTTGCGCGCATCTCGCGGATCAACCTCATCGCCATCGTGATCAACTCGCTCGTCGAGTCGTTGTACGTGGACAACATCAGGATGAGCGATGGTGCCGAGGAGTCGGATCTCGCTGAAGATCCCGACGCCGCGATCAAGCCGCTGTGGTCCGCGTGGCAGCGCAACCGCCTGGACCGCGGCCAGGGTGGCCTCTACCGGTCGGTATTCACCTACGGTTACGGCTACAACGTCGTCACCCCCGGCATCGACACGCCGCTCATCCGGGCCGTCTCACCCCGCAGGCTGACCGCGTCGTACGGGAGTAGCCCCGATTTCCCCATGCGTGCGTTGGAATGTCGCAAGGACGGCACCTACCGCCTGTACTCCATCGACGACGGGGACGGCGCCGCCGCCTACGCGTTGGGCTACAACCCCGAAAAGAAGCGCTTTTCGCTGCTCTCCGAGCCGTCCCCGCTCGGACTCCCGTATGTCCCGATCATCAGGTACGTCGGCTCCAGCGATCTCGACGTGGATGACGAGCCGCCACCGATGTGGTGGGACCAGTCGGGTCCCCCGGGCAATCGCACGGTCTCGCCGTGGACCGCAGGCGAAGTCGCGCCCCTGATGACGCTGCAGGATCAGACCGACGTCTCGAGTTTTGCCCTCAAGAGCGCGGAGTGGTACTCGGCCTTCCGGCAACGCTGGGTGGTCGGATGGACGCCCGAGAATCGCGCCGCCAAGATGAAGGCCGGCGCCTCGCAGCTCTGGTCGTTCGAGGACAGCCCCGACGATGTGAAGCTCGGCGAGTTCGCCGAGACCAGCCTTGAGGGCTTCCTGCGCTCACGCGAGGCGGTGCTGAAGTACGCTGCCACGCTCTCGCAGACGCCCGTTCATGAGCTGATCGGCGAGTTGGTCAATCTCAGCGCAGAGGCGCTCGCCGCGGCGGAGGCCGGTCGCGACCGGAAGATCGAGCTTGCGAAGACATCGCTCGGCGAGTCGCATGAGCAGCTCGCGCAAGTCATCGGCGACCTCATGGGCGTTCCCGTCCCCGAGGACATCGAGATCGTCTGGCGCGACACCTCCGCGCGCGCTTTCGGCGCCATCATCGACGGCCTCGGCAAGGTCGCGCAGATGCTCGGCGTTCCGCCCGATATGCTCTGGGACCGCATCCCCGGCGCCACCCGGCAGGACGTGGAGCGCTGGCGTGCCCGGGCGAAAGAGGGCGACTCTATGACGCAGCTCAACGCGCTCCTCGACAATCAGGCGTTCCCGGCGCCCGCCCCGAGCGGGCTGATCCTGCCCCCGAGCGTTCAGCGCTGATGGCGCTCACCACGGCCGGCGCCGCCCTGACGACCGCTCATCGGGCGCAGCAACTCGCGTTGCGTGCCAGGAGTATCCAGGGTTTGGTCTCGCTGTGGCGTGGCGTGGATCCGACCCGTCTCGGTGACACGATCGACGTGTTCACGCAGGCTGCGGCCCTCCTGGCGCAACGCGGCCACAGCGAGTCGGCGGATATCGCGAGTCGCTATTTCGAGTCTTTCCGCACCGCTGAGCGTGTTTCGGGCCGCGCTGCAGCAGTGATCGCCCGCCCGCAGGCGGCCACCATCGTGACGAACGATCTGCGCGGCGCGGCCCTCAAGGGGATCATAGACGGACGCCGAGCCGGTATGACGGTTGATGCGGCCGGCCGGAACGGGCTGGTCCGGGTGGTGGGCGCCTTCACCAAACTGGTGCTCGGCGGGGGCCGGATGACGGTCATCGGCTCGATCCAGGCGGATCGCAAGGCGCTCGGCTGGACGCGGGTCACATCCGGCGAGCCGTGTGCATTCTGCCGGATGCTGTCCGGCCGCGGCCCCGCGTACAAAACGGAAAAGTCAGCCGATTTTCAGCCGCACGATCACTGTGCCTGCACCCCTGAACCGATCTACCGCGGTAGCGCGCTGGATCTCGGCCCGGTCGTCCAAGCTGCGCAGCATCGCCAGGAATATGATGATGCGCAGGCGTGGGCGCGCGAGAGTGGCACAATGTCGCAGGACACGAGCAATAATGCTCTCAATAACTACCGGCGGTACCTTGCCGCTGGGAAGCCCGAAGTGGGCAACGACGGGAGTAACCCGGGATGAGTACGGACGACGACGGCGACGCCGGTAAGACCGAGACCACGTTTACGCGGGCGCAGATGGCCAAAATGGTCAATGCACAGGTGCGGGAAAAGCTGGCCGAGGCGCTGGCGGAGTACGGCGATCTGGACGAACTACGCAACAAGGCTGCGGAGCACGACAAGAGCAAGGGCAAGATTGACCAAGTTCTTGAAAAGCTCACAGCAGCCGAGACCCGCGCGAGCAGCGCCGAAGCCGCGAATCTGCGGCGCGACGTCGCCGACGAGCTCGGACTGAGCGCCAGGCAGGCGCGGCGACTCACGGGCAAGACCCGTGACGAGCTGCTCGCCGACGGCCGCGAGATGATCGAGGACATGGGCATCAAGCCCAAGTCCGGCAGTGCGGAGATCGGCAAGACAGGAGAGGTCGAAGAGGGCAGCGAAGAGGCCGAGGAAGAGGCCGAGGAGGAGTCGACCGTCAGGCGACCGCCTCCCGTACGCACTCGGCGCCCACAGGAGAATCTCCGCCCGGGCGCACCTCGGACCGACTCGAAGCCCGAAGAGACCGATCCGCTGAAGCTGGCCGCCCTCATCCCGAGGCGGTAACGACAGGCGGTACGGCGTATCCGACCGCTACTAGAGAGGACAATCCGGGTGGCCAACACCTTTCTCAAGCCGTCGGTGATTGCCGCGACCGCGGTCGGACTGCTCTACCGTGAACTGACCATCGCGCGAACCGTCTGGTCCGACGCCATCAATCCGGGCGAGTTCGCCGGCGCGCTGAGCGACACGGTCAACATGCGCATCCCCGCTCGCCGTACCGCTCGCAAGCGCACGCTCCGGGCCGCCACCGCGATCACCAACGACACGTCGGCGGAGTTCTCGCTGGCCGTCCAGCTCACCACCGACGTGTACAACGGCGCGCCGATCACCGACGAAGAGCTCACGCTCGACATCGCCGACTTCGGGGCGCAGATCCTCAACCCCCAGATCACTGCGGTCGCCGAGGGCGTCGAGGACGAGATCGCCGACGAGATCGAGGGCGCCACCTATCCGACGGCGATGGTCCTCAATCCCGATTGGACCGAGTTCAAGGTCTCCGGCCGTACCGACTGGTACCTCGTGGCGGCCCGCGCGGCGCGCCTGCTGGACGACAACTTCGTGCCGACTACCGGTCGCACGCTGCTCGTCGGCTCGGGCGTGAAGGAAGAGATCGTCACCGACGACCGCTTCGCCCGCAACGACTCGATCGGCGCCTCCGCCGAGGACACCCTGCGGGAGCGCACGATCGGCCGCATCGCCGGCTTCACGGTGATCTACTCGCCGTCGATCGACGAGGACGCGGCCTACGCCTATCACCGGACGGCATTCGTGCTCGCCACCCGGGCGCCGCTGGTGCCCCGCGGCGCCACTTACGCCACCGTGCGCACCGCGGGCGCGGCCGGCGACGCGGGCGGCGCGTCCCAGTTCTATGACGGCCTCTCGATCCGCTGGCTGTCCGACTACGACTACACGAACACGACCGACCGGTCCCTCGTGAATACGTGGGTCGGCACGGCCACGGTGCTCGATCCCGACACCCCCAGCAACCCCGCGTCGGCGAAGTCGCTCAAGCGGGCCGTGAAGATCATCAACGGGTCCTAGTGCCCGAGTTCTTCACCGATAACAGGCGCGGCGCGGCGGATACCGACGAGTTCCGCCGCGCCCGTCTGGAATCACGCCGCGATGACGGCCCCTACATGGTTGAGGTAGTCGGCGGCGAGCCGATGCCTGACAACTTCCCGCCACCGGCAGAAACGGAGCTCAAGCCGTGCCGTTGAACACAGCAGGTATCAACGCGGTCCTGGATCAGGGCAACGAAGTCGTGATGTGGGTCGGTGTCGGCAGCGGCCAGACCTCGGCGGACCAGACCAGCGCGCAGCGGAGGCAGATCACGTTCTCGGTCGCGAGCGGCGTGCTCACCGACACCGCCGTCCCGCACGCGTTCACCGGCACGCCCGCGGCCGGCGCCACCAACGCCCTGTTCTTCAGTGCCAGCACGGCCGGCACCTTCTACGGGTACGACGCGCTGACTGGTGATCAAGCATTCAACGCTGCAGGAGACTACGACCTGACGGCTCTGACCATCACCGGCTCGTCCACCTAGGCATGACGGACAGTCTGTTCGGCGGCGCTGTACCGGGCGGCTCGGAGTTCCTCGACGGCTCCCCGGGGATCATGCGTGCCTGCACGGTCGAGTTCGCCGTTACCGGGCAGATCACGCATCTGTGCTTCTATGTCGGCGCGCAGACCGGTGGGACCTGGACTACCCGAATCTGGGAGGTCACTGCCAATGACGTGTCGAACGGTGGCGCCGGAACGCTGCTGACCAGCGAGACGCTCGGCAGCGCCCCCTCGCCGAGCGCTTGGGTCAATCTGGCGCTCTCCAGCCCCGTCAACGTCACCGACACGTCCAAGCTCTACCGCTTCGGCGTGAGTAACGGGCAGTACTACTGGGCGGACAACGGGTTCTTCGCCAGCGCGGATCACGTGAGCGGCAACATCACAGCGCCTCAGTCCGGCAGCAGCCCGACCGCTCTCGGACAGATCAACAACGGCACGTTCGCGCTGCTCTCCTCCCCCACGGGAACCAACTACCCAAACCTGACCGGCTCATCCGCCAACTACGCCGTTGATCTCTTCTTTGAGCCCGACGCCGATGTCCCCGCGGAAGGCGCGGCGGCTGTAGGGCTCAACCTCGCCGTCGCCGCGGCCGGCGCCGTGCAGCACGCCGGCGCAGCGGATCTCGGCGCCTCGCTGGCGCTCGCCGCGGCCGGCTCGGCGCGACATGCCGGCGTCGCGGCGCTCACTCTCTCGCTGGACATCACCGCTGCAGGCGCACGCGACAGCCTCGGCGCCGCTTTGCTGGGACTCGGGCTCGCGCCGACGGGGGTTGGCGCCCGCAGTGCCGCGGGTAGTGCCGGCCTCGGGTTCGCCCTGGCGGTCGCGTCGGCAGGCTCGGACGGCAGTGCACCCGGCGCACCTGGGC